TTCGTGAGGGATTTCGAACGGAACCAGACAAGCCAGGTTGATGTGGCTGATGTCTTCCTCTTCGAGGATGACGTCTCCGACGGTCACGAACTTCTTGAGCTCTGCAATGCCGTCACCGTCGCGGTCGACTCGCATCCATGAGTGAACCTTGTAGACCGGGAGGTTGGCTTCTTCCAGAGTGGATCCGTTGATCTCTCCTGCAGTCACATAGGACGAATCGCCTGCCAGACGTTTCCGAGCGGCACGTTCTTCATTGAAGTGAACGATGAAAGACTCAGAACCCCCTGCTGCATCGCTGAGGGCATCGAAGTCCACTTCAACATCCGGATAGTTCTGCCGAATATCCGAGCGGGTTGATTCTTCGAGGACGCCGATGTAGGTTGCATCGTAGAGCGTCGTTGCATCTTGTGAGATTCTGAAGAGCTCGGGTCTCACGTTCTTGAGAACGATACGACACTTGTCCTTCCTGGTTCTCACCCGGACATTGTGATGCACGATGGTGAGGATTTCCTCCCCATCTTCCCCCTGAGTGACCTCTGCGGTCGGCTCATCCTCCGAGATGATCTCCAGAGAACTGTCCCCTGCAAGCATGAGGTCCAGTGAATTCTGGTCGATTTCTTCGAATTCTTGGAACTTGTACTCGTATTCTTCGACGAAGTCCCAATGGATGATGGAATTCTTCCACATGAGAGCCGACTTCATCCACGTCGAGAGGACCGCCCAGCCTGGATTCTTGCGGAAGATGGTGTCATTGAGTAGGTTGGAGGCAACACTTGCGGCTGCATATGCCGTCGGTGTCTTCTTGTGGGGAATGAACTTGGCGAGTTTGTCATTCGACATGAGCAACTCAGAGAGAATGGCGAGGTAACCCTCCACCACTTCCACGGTGTCGGAGGAAACGATCTGAGAGACGCCCTGAGGAGCCAGGTGACCCTGAGAAATCATTCCATACTCGTAGGTTGCCTTCTGGCGTTCAGCTGTGAGATCAGAAGTTTCGAGCCATTTGCCGACACTGTTCACCAAGCCCTGGTCGATGAGGTCTAGAACCCCATCATCGCTTACGGGATTGTATTCTTGGAGTGACATTCGATGCCTTTCTTTTGTGTGCGACCTGGGAGATACTTCACTTGAAGCGGAAGTCTTGAGTTGAGGGAGAACTTACAGGCGATCTTGACGGCCTTCTTCATGTTTTCGAGAGTCCTTTCTCCAAGAGCCTCGTAGGCTGCTCTCACGAAGGGAGTGCCCGAACCTGCGGTCATGAGGCCAGAAGGAATCCGCTTGGGTTCCCAGTAGTCACTGTTGAAGTGGTAGAGACCCTTGGGAGTCATGAGGAGGTACTCAGTCTGATTGTCTGGAACCTTCGGAGGCCATTCCTCTTTGCTGGTGAGTCCATTCTTTCGAAACCAACCGATGATCTGGTCTTCGCTTTCACAACTTCCTGCCCCTGCGATGAGCATCTTGTGTTTCTTGGCGAGGAAGATCTTGGGTTCGTGCCAGATGTTGTCACCCAAATCCTTGACCATGGTATCTGAGACCATGGCTCCCACTTTGAAATCTGCGAGAATTGTAGTCATGCGTCCTCCGCTACAGCCAGGTGGAATGATCCTGCGCCATCTGCGCTTGCAGGAGATTCTTCTGGGTAAATGGCACCTTGTCCCTCGTGAGCTTCTGCCCGTGGGTACGATGCATCTCCAGCGCAATGGCCAGAGCAATCACGGTGTCGTCGTTGGTGCCCGGAGCACCTTCGGTTCCACCATTGTCCTTCATGATGTAGGATTTCAGTTCTGCGAGCATGATGGTCGAAGGGATCCACAGCTCATTGGCCTCAAGGGCTCTCTTGAGATTGCCGATGATGGCCGGTTTGGAGGTATGAGTGGTCCGGAAGCCAATCTCCTCTGTCTCGTGGGGTTGCACGTTTGCCATTTGAACCGGTCTGTAGAGGTTCTGGTGGCCCATCTGGATGAGGCGTGCAATGGTTGCGGCTCCCATGGAGTTCCTTTCGGGTCCAAGGAGAGCATTATTGAAATACCTCGAGAGATAGAAGAGGACATCGCCGAACTTCGAGGGGTCGATGAGGTTGTTCCGATAGAGAGCACACACTCGCTTGTGCGAGTCCATGACCACAGCGGCGGAATAATCCTTCCCGACCCCAAGGGAGACATCTCCCCCAATGAGGAAGAGATCATCGAACTTGGGAGTCCGGTAGATCTTCAGGGAACCTGCCGTCGTTTCACAGTCCACAAACTCGCACCTACCTTCATCATACTCTTTGCAGAGAATGATGGGTTGTGGGATGTACTTCTCAAGCTTCTCCTTATCGAAGACAGAAGAACCTGAGACCACAAAGGCTTCCTGGGGAGTCGAAGGGTATTCCTGCTTGAAGGTGAGCTCTCCAGATTCTGCGATCTTGAGCCTTCTCCAGTACATCTGCTCGTCGGTGAGATTGAATTTCTCCTTGTAGGTCTTCTCTTCCTCCGAGAGGGAGAATCCAGGAGGAACTGCTCGCTTGTATTCCTTCGTGAGAAACCAAGGAATGAAGATGGCGATGTAATCAGACTTGCCGTCCACAGCTTCGAGCCACATGCGATGGAACTCATTTCCCATCCCGTTGGCGGTACTTTCGAGGATCACTTCAGTGTCGTCCGCGTCGGGAATGCCCTGGAAGAGACCTGCAAGAATCTTCTTGTCGTAGGGCCAGAAGGCAACTTCGGAAAGGTGCGCGATGGTGGGAGTTTGTCCACGTCCAGATTCGGGAGAACCTGCGGTGAACAGACGATAACCCGACTTGTTGTCCTGAAAGTTGATCTCTCGGGCGTTCGACTTCTCGATGGTGGGTTTGAACTCAGGAGTCATGTTGTCGATTACGTTCTTCGACATCTCAAAGAGAGCCTCTGATGTCGGAGCATCATGGGCCATCACGACGGCAGAGTTATTTGGGTTGAACTTTGTCTTCCAGAATACCCGGGCAGTCGCCCAGGTGCTGATGCCCTGCTGTCGAGCTTTCAGGATGATGGCACGCACTCTTCCTGTTTTTGCTCTCTGTTCTTCAACCTTCTGGTTGATGATAGTCTGGGCATCATTGAAAACAAATGGAACCAGTCCTTCTTTGCGGTTCTTTGTGATGATCTTCACCTGTTCTTCGGCGAATACTTGGAAGGAATTGGTGTACTTTGTGAGCTTGGTTCTTCGAAGTTGTTCCTTCAGAAGTTTCTTCTTTCTTTCGGAATCTGGAGTGGGTTCCGTGCTGGGGGAAATTTTCTTTGGCATGATTCCTCATGATTCCTTTCTTGATAGGCAAAGAGGTACCCCCTCTTTTACCTTCATTGGGGTCCGTCTGGGTGCGTAAGGGACGTGTTTGGTTGGGTGGGGGGGTGGGTAGCCTTCTTTCGGTCCCCCCTCCTTCTGTATGGGCGTCTTGCCCGCTGTTGCCGGCGTGTCCGGTCTGGAGCTTGTCATGGATTCTGCCATCCCTTGCGGTGAGGTCACTGAGTTCTTCGGCGATATTGTCATCGTCGATGGTGTTGTGTACGAGCTCGACGAGCTCGACGCACCATCTGATCTGGATGACTATGGCTGTGATGACTAGTGTTCCGGTCTGGCTCTTGCGTGGGGCCAGCACGGAGCAATGTCGCTCTGAAGGGGAGATCATCATGATCCACGAAGAACGAGACCTGGCTCACGAGCGCGATATGGAGATGTTACGCCGTGAACAATTGGCCGCTGATTGTGGCGGCGACATGGCAGATCCCGATGAGGAGCTGCTCCCGTTCGATCTGTTCGACACCGGCTGGCTCGATGAGCCCGGCAACGGCGATCCGTACGAGTACTACGAGGACTAACATTCTCGCTTGGGCTTGTAAGGACTCGAAAGAGTTCGAGTATGAGCCCATGAGAGAGTGAAGCAATCACGCATCACTCGCAACCAAGGAGTACATCATGTACGAACTCTACATCTTCGACAACCAGATGAACGTGGTCAACAAGTCGTGGCATCGGTCCCGCGCCTTCGCGCAGAACATCGCGAACATGTGGTACGCCCTCGGCTTCTCGTACTCGGTGGAGGGCTGACATGTTCTACGTCGTTATGGGCTTGCTCTCAGGCTCGCTCCTGATCTTCTGTGTCACCATCTTCGACACGTTCTTCAACATCGACTGATGTTCTCGTCTGTCCTCGCCACAATGAGGACAGCAGAGAGCAAGGCGACCAAGGGGTGAGACCCAAGGCGTCGAAGCTCAACAACGATCCACATAGGAGAACCCACATGGATCGCACGAAGCACCGCAATAGCGGTCATCCGCACTTCCGTCCCTTCAACGCCGATCGGGAGCACAAGGCCATCCAAGGCCTGCGCAACTGCCCGCTCCCTCAGGGGCCGCGCTACGTGGTCAAGGAGGTCAACGGCATCTGGACGATCTTCGATCGCCTGACGTTCCGCAACGTCGAGCCCGATCTCGGTTCGGAGATCGAGGCCACCAACCTGCTCAACAGCTAGGAGTCATCATGACCATCACCTACATCTACCTCGTGCTGCTCAACGGCCGCGTCATCGGCAGGTTCAACACGCGGTGCAGGGCGCAGGAGTTCATCAGCCTCATCGA